AGTTGGATATGAAGCTAAAACAACATTACTTCGAAGATATGCAGTATTATTAGCCGATGAATAAGTTGATACACCACCTATTGTGGCTGAATTATTTGCTACATTTATTCCAGTGCTACCTTGAATTCCCGTTGAAGTGTTTTGAAATAAAGAACTAAAAGAACCATTTACCGAACCCGCTGAATGAACTGAAGCACTAGGCGTACTCGTACCAATCCCTAACCTTGCATTCGTGTTATCCCAAAACAAGTTTGCACTTTCCTGAAGCACGTTGCCCGTACCCTCAAACAATACACGACCAGCAGTACCCGAAGCTATCGGGGTAGTGCCGACTGTTAAGCCTGAAGGCGGTAACGGAATAGCGTCAATGAGTTCTTGACCCGTGATTGATCGTGTGACGTAGCTTCCACTCTCCAGCGTGGATACCTCGATGAGGTCGGTTGCTTCCAAGTCGGCTCCCTTCGGAGTCATCTGGGATATCTTCTGTGTTCTAAATGCCATGCTTATATTGCAAATTGTCAGCCAAATGTTTAGAAGGCGAAATATGAGTCATCCGTATAGTACTCCTGGCGTATGTGCGTGGCAGCGTAGCGGATGGCATCCATGGCATCATCGTACAGCTTCACGGGCTCATCCATGATTTGGTCACCCACCTTTTTCCACTTGTAGTTCTCGTATTCTTTCTTGAGTCTTGGCTCATCCTCGCACACCACTCCAAAGGTCTTGATGTTGTCGATGCCCTTCTTGACCACCTTGTTGGCGTTTCGCACATCATAGCCAGCGTTATTCATCTCAGCGATTATCTCGGGCCGTGCGTAGTCAGCCACGATGGTGACGTGCTTCTCGATGTTGAGGTTGCCAATCTTGTCGATGAGGTTGGTGGTTGTCAGGTAGCTCTCGTATATGACCGGCTCGATGTAGATGTCATTGTCGCAATAGTAGACCCTGATGAGGGCAGTCGGGTGATTGTATCCGAAGTCGAGCCCATACACAAAGTTCACGAACCTTGCTGGGCGATGCTTCACGAATGACCAGTTCGAATAGATGTTGCTCTTGCTGATGGCTTTCTCACCGAGCGCATAGATTTGATACAGCGACTCATCGGTGCGCTTGAGGTCCTCAATCTGACGCTTGATGCTTTCGGGAAGGAATGGGTTGTCTTTGTAGGTTGACTTGATGATGATGCTTTCATCCATCGGCAGCTCATACAACCAGGATGCACTCTCACTCGGGTTGTAGTCGAAGATGAGCTTTGTCTCGGTCCTCATGTTCAGCTGCTGAAAATCTTCGAACCACAGCTCATTGGCTTCATTGCACCAACCAAGGTCACGCTTGCGCCCTCGTATCTTCTGCTCATCATCCACGCTGAAGAACTCCACGATGCTTCCATTCGGGAAGGTGTAGATGTGCTCTGACTTGTTGTGGCTGCTCACCTCATAAATCTCCATCTCCTTCATGATTTCAAAGAAGTCACGCATCACCGTTGCCCTGAGAGCTGGGAAGGTCTTGCGAACGATGCTGACCACCTTGCCAGGATTCTGCAAGCAGTACACCACGATCATTTGGCAGAGCGAGTAGGTCTTGCTGGATCGGCTGCCACCCTCATTGATGATGAACCTGATGCTCGGGTCAACCAGGGCTGTGAAGTTTTTCTCGAAGATGACAGTGCTGTCGATTGTGATTTCAGCCATAGGTAAAGTTTAGGCAATACGAAAGCCATACAAGAGTTTTCCCTTATATGACATTTCTACAAATATAGTAAATAATACTATTCAGTAGCTTTAATTATATTCACCTTCACCTCGGAGATAGTTTGCCCTCCAGAGGTCACGTCAGTTTTTTCAGTCAGACCATTCAGTCGCTGAGTGATGGATGCATTGAACTGCCCAACCATGCCGCCCTGAATCTGGTCATTGCGGATTTCATCGCTTATGCGCGTGCAGATTGTAGCAAATGCTGAATATCTCCCATCCGTATTTGCGAAGTAATCATTCACAACAAGACCCTTATCATGACAAAACACTCTGAATCCGCTAATTGTTAACGGAGGCTCCAGTGGAATCGGTTCAGCCTTCCCAGTCTTATTTGAGAGGGCATATGAATATCGTGGATTGTCCTTAACATACTTTCTGTACTCAACAAAAAGCTGATAAAGGTCATCCGGTGTTTCGAAGTTTCTTGGTCTACCAGCCATTATATAATTTTTAATCCTTTTAGTTTACTTTCTGCCCAATCAAGTCCGGTTTTGCCACCCCACAGAAGGAATGAAACGTATCCGCAATCTTCTGGTGCTGCATCATCGAATGTTGGTTCTGCCCTGGATAGGTATGAGTACATCCTTTTGATTGTGTCGATTGAAATTGGCTCCTTATTTGCGAGCTGCTGTCCTCTGACCTTGCCGACTTGTGTGGCGCACTTGTTGCCGAGCTCTTTGTTGAGTTCGATGCCTCTGCGTGCGTTGTTTCTCACGCTGTCGGGATAATCGGAGTAGCTATCCTCTGCGAATGCTGCCATGTATTTACTCAATAGGGCCATTTGCTCGTTTACGTTTTTTTTTTGGTTTAATTACTTTCGGAGCTTCAGTCTGCTCATCTGCCTCGATGCCTTCATATCGGATTGTCTCCTTTTCAAATAGATATCCGAATCCTATGCTGACATAGTAGTCATATTTATTCATATCTATATTGTCAACAACCACGGTTATGTTTCCGAGAGCGGTGTTTTTCATTAGGGTCATGCCTTTGTATTCATCTTTTATCTTCATTGTGTATGGTTTTTAGTGTGTTTTTTATCTCTGTGATTAGGTAGTGAGCTGATGTCACTGGGATGTTGAAGTACTCGGCCATTGATCGTGCTGTTGTGAAGTTCTTATCGAAGTAAGCCTTGGCCACTGCAATCTTGACGTTGTCTGTCAGCCCATCTCGGTAGATGTCCACCGATGACTTCCACCCCTGGTATTGCTGTTCGATTGCGATTTTGTAGTTCAGGTCCTCCCCATCATCGAAAGTGTCAGGAACTGCGATTTCTGATGCCAGGATTCGCTCATCTTTGTAGCTGTCGACATTTTTCCAAATCACCTGACGCTTGATTGAGTTCAGTATATAGCTCTTGACCTTCCCGACATCCTCTGTATTGTCATTGATTTCGATGCAGTGCAGATATGCGTTGGAGATGACCGTATCGATTGTGAGTTTCGGATTGTACTTGGAGCAGAAATACCTGGTGTATCGGTATAGCTCCTCGTAGTGAGATGATATGTAACGGTCAAGCGTTGCCTTCATACCAGTTGATGAATTCTTTGTACCAAATTTTGCGCCTCAGCTGGGAGCAGAAGCATTCACGGTCAGGCATTCCGGTCTCGGTGACCTTGATGCGCTTGAGCACGTTCAGCGTTTTCTTGCTGTATCGCTCTGTCTCGGGCATTTCCCTGACTGCTGTGATGATATCTATTTGCTCTCTATCCATTCGCTGATGATGTAGGCACCCATCGCTGTGATTGCTGCCGTATATATATTGCCTGAAAGTATCAGCGCAGTCCAAAATGACGTACACTTCCAGCAACCGAATGCAGCATGAATGTAATCACCGAGCTTCCCATTGGGAATCACCTTGATGAATAGTAGGTCGATGACCCAGTGCAGAGGCTCGAAGTTGGCGATGAGCCATCCGAGGGCGAGGTATGATAGTATCAGTTCCATACGTCAAAGATAAGTTTAAAAATCAATATGATAGCCACTGTGGTCACGAGTATCATCGTGGCGAGTGCTGCGCAGTATTCTTGGTCAGGTCTCATTGTTCTTGTTTAAAGGTTTTGACTTCTGATTTGAGCCTCTCAATATACAGCGTGGCATCCATCAGCTCCTCCTGGAGATGGTTGAGCCAATCGGTGAGGCTCAGGTCATCACGATCTAAAGTGCGCCCATACTTCTCGATGCCGAGCTGGCTGCGCTCATAATACTTGCCAAGCACCTTGATTAGTATTGTGTCTTGTATTTGCTCTTCCATTAGTTAAGGCTTGACCATTGTTCATAGAATTCATCAGCAGTCACTTCCGAGATGTGCACCTCATCTGATAAGGTAATCACGATGCAAGTGTTGACACCTGGCATCATCTTGAATAAATCATCGACTCTTGCAATTAGCTTATCGAGGTTGTCATTCTTGCTTCCTATGTATGCAATAAAGTACTTCATTTCATCAGGAAGTTGAAGGCTTGGATATAGAACTCATCACCCACACCTTGACCCCTCATAAATCGGGTGACAGTATAGTAATTGAGATTCATGTCCTCAGCCAGGTGAGTCATTCGATATCTCTTGGAGATTCGGGACCTCAATTCCTTGTGTATGAAGTCCCGGATATTCTCCCCATCAGAAAGGTAGATCGTCATCGATTTCATCTGATATTGGTGTTGATGGTGCTGCTGCATCGATTCGGATATCCCAAGCATTGAGGCTCACATAATACTTGCCGTTGTACTCTCTGCCTCTCAGGTCGAACTTGACCTCACATTCTTGACCGACTTTGGCTCCATCCAGGAATCTCACTCGCTCATTGACTGCTTGAAATTGTACCAGCTGTGGATACTTGTCACCGATTGAGAGAACAAATTCTCTGATATTCATCTTCTCACTCACTTGTCTGGCTTCACCGATGTGGTGAATGGTGCCTTTTGCTTTTAGCTCTTCCATTTTACTTGTTATTTAGTTGTTCATAATATTCGTGATATAGGTCTGATGCTTCTTTAAGGCGAGCAACCATCTTGGCCTCAATATCTTCATCTCTATCGTACCAGAGAGCTGTGATGCGCTTCTCAGGATTGATGTGGTCGACTCTGTGCAGCTGGAGATTCTCGTATTCATTAAGGAATTCATCCCAGGTGGTGACCATGCAGTAGATGAGCTCAGCACATGGCTTGTTATACAACATCATGTAAGCACGCAGCTGCCATTCATAGAGTGGATTGACAGCATCTTCCATCAGTGCCGGGAATGTATCCAGTGACCATGATGTTTTGACGTCAATTACTCTTGACTCGATGACAATATCAGCAGTTCCGATGAGATAGTCATTCTCAATGGTCCATTCATTCTTTACATAGTCAGTGAATCTCACCGAGTTGATGAGGTTGATGGACTCCAGCTCTTGCTCTCTACCTTTCCAGATGTATTTGTTGTTGAGTTCTGTGGTGTAGTTGTAGAAGTCCTCCTTTGCACACTGCTTGATGTAGCTCTTGGCTGTTTCTCCGATGCTGTCCTTGGCTCTGCCATTGGTCATCAGCTTCCCGATTTGCGATGGATGCCATTTCATAGTGCGAGCATTTTAGATTGAGCTTCAGTGAGTGCATAGTTGGTGGCCAACTGCTGTGCTGTGTACTTTCCAGCTTCGATTGATTCGAGTGCTGATTTGAATCGCTCTGCATTAATCGTTGGCTTTCCTTTCTGTGAATCTGCTGCACCATTGCCATCATCATCTACGGCTTGAAGTGATAGCAGTGACTGCAAAGTACCTCTTCTGAAATAAGTGACGGCAGCGAGCACCTTTTGGGGGTCTGTGATGACTGGAAGGCTCATGAATGACTCGATTATCTCACCAGAGTCGATATCGATGATACGAGTCACCACATCATTGCCAACCACTGGCTGCAAGAGTAGCAGTCCATGCTCGTGGAGAATAGGCTCCACCGTTGTGAGCAGCGCATTGATGTCAGCATAGCTCTTTTTGAAATGTGGATTCGTTGCATTCTTAGCAACCTTTCCGATTTGCTGCTTGGCAGCGTGCAATTTTTGCCAAATGTTCATTGGCTCTGCGAGTGTAGCCTCCGCTTTTTTTGTAGTCATAATTGTTGTTTTTGTTGTTTTGAATTGTAAATATACGCTTTTATTTGATTGATTCGCAAAACTGCTCATAAAAATTTAAGAATCCTTCAAAATCTTTTGCAATAACATACACACCACCAGCCTCTTCGATGGCTTTCTGGTATGCTTTCTGCACATCTGACTGCCTATCCTTGCCATACTTGACCTCAATCTTGACTGAGCGGCCCTTGATCGTTGCGGAGATATCTGCCGAGCCTGGTGTTCCGGTTCCCTTGGTCCACTGACCACCGATGGCGACTCCATCAGTGCGGTATTTTTTGCGATAGACTCCCATCGTATTGATTCTCTCCGCTTGGCAGTTGCTAAACTGAAGGAATGCGATGATGGATTTAGTCAGAGCATTGGCTGAGTTGTCATTCCATTGGTCCAGGGCAATCAGGTGCGGTGGAATGGTTGTATACTTTTCCATCTTGTGCTTGAGCTGGAGGTCTTTGAGCATTGCTCGGTGTTGTCTTGTCATTGTTTCGCTTTTTCGTTTAGTTCATCCCAAATATCATCAGATTCTGGAGTCGGTTTGGCAGTTCCCGAATCGAGAATGAAATATCTGCCGTTGTGATTGCGACCTTTGGTGACATTATAGCCTTTATAATCGGCATACGACTGCACCCATTTCAGGAATCTGCGTGGCTCGAGCTCCTTGAATGAGGTAAATTCGGAAATGAATTCTTGTATCTTGGTTCCGTTGTAGTAGTACACATCCAGAGCGAGGTTGCCCTCTTCAGCCCAATCAAAGAAATCTTTGCAAGTTGCCTGGATGAGTCGCTTGGCATCTGCGTTGATGCTGATGGCTTTCATCAATCCATTTGTCAGGTACTTTTGTAGGTTCTTGACCATGTAGTTGTCGAACTTGAGCCAATCCTCATCTGCCCAGGAGTCGAATAATAGGCGACCATACTCATCAAGTGGGCTGCGCTTGGAATGGAAGTACTGATAGAACTCCAGCTCATGCCTTCTGCGATCATGAGAAGAGCCAGCACCACTGATGACATAGTTGGTGGTGATGACAATCTTGGGTGAGCGGTTGAATGGGATAAAAATCTCATCCTTATTCTTTCGATTCACGGTGATTCCCTCTGTGATGAGGCTGAAGAGCTGCTCGAAGTCGAATGCCTTTCTTACGTCATCGAATGCAAGTATCTGAGTGTCCAGGTTCACTCGCTGATAAACGAAATCAGACTTTGATGGGTTGAAGCTCTTGCCATCTATCTTGACCACTCTGCGCAGATTGTTCAGTGCTGCCAACATCAGTGACTTACCTGAGCCTCCATTCGGGTTGTCATCGATTTCTTGGTCATTGAATATGATTGCCTTTTGGTCAGTCTTGTCTTTGAATGTGTGCATCAGGTAGCCAAGGGTTGTCTCCAGTGCATCGACTCTTCCGCTGTCATCTGCTGATACCTTGCTAACGAAATCTTGGAAGTCATTTGTGCAGTCATCCAGCTTGGTGAAATCTCTGTCGATGATTTGATTCTCCCAGATATAGCCATCCACATCGATGTAGCTCTTGAGCTCCACTTTGCTCTTAGATATCTTGGCCACTCCATTCTTGAATGGGATGTATGAGGAGCTCTTGCTATCCTGAAGCATCAGTATGTTGATACTGTCAATCATATTTATGAAGTTCTCATTAAAGAGAAACGCATTCCTCGAGCAGTAGTTCCACACATCCATCTCACCCTTTCCTTGCAGATAGGTAAGCACAAAGTCCTTGATTTGTTCTGCTGATGATATTCTGACCTTGTTTTCTTTGACTCTCACAAAGGTTGGCTTCTCAGCATTCTCAGGATAGTACTTGTTGAATCCGTTCTTGACCAAGAATTCAGCGTAATTTGATGGCTGAATCGTGATGCCACCCTTCTCATTGACTGACCAGAAGATATCATCACCTGTTTGTATCTCTTTTTTTATGTCCTCAATGACATCCTCTCGCACGTTCAGCTGTTTCTTGATGTCATGGTCAGCCACACCACTCTTGAGCTTCTGTCGTACCTTTTGGAAGGTATCCTTATCTTCGAAGTACTTGATGCCATAGGAGGCTTTCTTGTATGCCGAGCGCACGGTTGTCACCATCTCTTGCTCGGTGAAGCTGGTGCCTTGAGCATACTTGGTGAATATGTACTGCTCTGCTGTATCCTTACTGATGCCATACTCGCACAGTACTGCTGCCAATTTAAACACAAACTCATTGCGACTGCCATCGGCAAATCGACATCCGTGGTCGAACTTCTCAATCAGGTTGATGATTTTATCCTCATCAGACAGAATGCAAGTGGGGGTTCTCTCGGTGTAGCTGAAGCCCTGGTCTTGCTCGATGCCCTCATAGACTTGACAGAACTCATTGAAGTAGATGTCAGGGTCATAGGATTCAAAGCACACCCGACTGACGTTGCTATTCTTGGTGTCGAAGTATTCGCTGTCGAAGTACTTGCCGAATGCTGTGAATCTGCGCTTATGCTCTACCTTATCAGACTTTGGGATTCTAATGACAGCTTTGAGACCATTCCCACTGGGAGAGGTGAACACCATCATCACATGGGGGTCAGCAATCAGCCGCTTGCGTTCATCCATCATTAGCTTCTTGGTTGGATATTGGTCAAAGTCCAGGATGCACAGACCAGAATGCTCAACCAGGCTGCTGTCATTTCGCTCGGTGAATGTCCCATTGAACATGATTGCATTCAGTGATGACTTGAGGCGGTCATGCTCTGGGTCAGCCTTCTCGAGTGATCGTATTGTTGCCACCTTTTTGATGAGCTCTGGATTGCCGAGTCTGATGCGGTTGTACACATCCTGAATGGACAGCTCAAATGGGGTTTCTTTAATGTTAAATAGTGATTTAAAGATTGAAACTTTCATAAATTGTTGTTAGTTGGGCTATAAATATACGCATTTCGTGACGCTAATTAGCTCTTTCGTGACGCTGCGTGACGGTAAATATGCAAATCATAAGGGTTAAAAAGCTGACTCTGTGCGACTTAACGTTTTTCCGTGACGGTGACGCTCTCAAAAATTTTTTGCTCTTGGTGTGTTTGGCAATACTCTGCAAATCGGTATATAAGAGAATGTGTCATACCGTCACGCTGTACATACCATTCTTGATG